GCCAGTGAGAACAACTCAGAAGCAGAAGTACCGCCTGTCTCTCCACGCTCTCTAGCGCCTAGTGCAGTAGCCAGCTGTATAACAGGAGAAGAAGGTATAAACATCCTGTCAGTGTCTTCTGCTAAATCTGCTGTTCTCAGCACCACGTTAAAGTATAGGTTGTACACGCCGTTAGGAGCAGGGTAGACATCAACAGCGCTGTCGCCGTTAGTGTCTATACCATTCCAGCTATAGAACTGAGGAGCGCCTAGAGGCGGAGTCTCAATCAAGTAAGCTGCTGTCATCCAGTGTGCTGCACGATACTCCATGAACCAGTCAGAAGTGTCATTAACAACGTCAAGAACTTTAATGCGGTCTTGAGAGCCTGTAAGGTTGTAGTTAAAAACATCAGGAGTGGTGGTAACAGTTAACGTGCTTCGTAAAGCTGACCAGTCCCAGGTATCTTCTACAGTTCGCTTAGCATCATTAATAAACTCTCCAACAAGCTTAGAATAGCTGGTCTGTCCTACAGTGCTTACTTCTTCTTCTCTGAGTCTCCGTAGAACACTGTTTACTAATTGTAGGTATGTCATTATTATCGCCTTCTAAAATTGTTAGAGTTTGTTAGCATTCCTTGCTGAGCAGGAGCTTGCAAGCCTCGTTGTTGTAACTGTACATAAGGAGAAACTACCTGGTTACTGCCAATGTCTATTTTAGATTTAAACAGGTCTGCAAACACCATATCAGTAGTTCTAGTAGGTGACATCATGCCTTGTTCCCCTTTCTCGCCCTGTAGCCCCTGTTCGCCAGTGTCTCCTTGGTCTCCTTGGTCTCCTTGGTCTCCTTGGTCTCCTTGGTCTCCTTGGTCTCCTTGGTCTCCTTGGTCTCCTTGGTCTCCTTGGTCTCCTTGGTCTCCAGCAGCTCCGTCAAGGCCGTCTAAGCCATCGAGGCCGTCTAAACCGTCTAAACCGTCAAGACCATCTGTGCCATCAAGGCCGTCTAAGCCATCCATACCAACACCGCCTGTGCCTACACCTTCGTCTACTGTTCCTGTTGTTGGAACTGTTACAGGATCTGAGTCAATTGTAGAACCTACAGAAGAATCTGTAGGATCTTCGTAGAAGTCGCTAGGGAACAACGGACCTTCTTCAGTTAGAGGCTCGCCAGTCTTGTCAAGCTCAATAGGGGTGTCATCTATAATAGGTTCTTCATACGGACCTTGAGCGTCTTCTAAAGATACTCCTGCTCGTAGCTCATCGACAAACCTGCCTCCCATCCTAATGTACTCGTCAATAGGAATCTCGTCTGCTAACACGGCCTCGTACACCTGTCTTAACACTATGTCATCAGAGACTGGCGCACTGTCGCCTGCATCTCCACCAGCACCTGCCCCGCCTCCAGCACTTGCTCCTCCTTCTGCTGCTCCTCCAGAAGTGTCCGTAGGTGGTTCAAAGACAATAGGTTCTTCATCAAGCTCGAAGTCAGGCAGAGGCTGCTCTGTTTCAACTTGATCAGGCTGAGTGGCTATTATCTCCTCGCCTGTTGCTGGATCAGTTATGGTTACTTCGGCAGCGGCAGCTTCTTCTTCAGCAACTCTAGCTTCTTCAGCAACTCTAGCTTCTTCAGCAACTCTAGCTTCTTCAGCAACTCTAGCTTCTTCAGCAACTCTAGCTTCTTCAGCAACTTGAGCGTCAGCTAGTTCTTGAGCAACTCTAGCTTCTTCAGCAACTCTAGCTTCTTCAGCAACTCTAGCTTCTTCTGCAACTCTAGCGTCAGTAACGGCTTGAGCATCTGCAGCAGCCTGTGCAACTCTAGCTTCCTCTGCAACTCTGGCAGCTTCAGCAGCATCAACAGCAGCTTTAGCAACTCTTACCTCTTCAACTCTAGCAGCTTCAGCTCTAGCTTCAGCTTCTCTAGCAGCCTTAGCGTCTGCTTCAGCTTGTAAGTCTAGGGCTGCTTGTTTCTCTTTTTCAGCGTTTGCTTTAGCTTCTTCTTCAGCAGCTTTAGAAATCTCAGCAGCTCTTCTAGAAGCTTCTTCTGCTTCTTCCTTAGCTACTCTAGCTTCTTCTTTAGCTACAGCATCAGCAGCATCTTGAGCGTCTGCAGCAGCTTTAGCAACTCTAGCAAGCCTAGTTTCTTCTGCTACTCTGTCTTCCTCAGCTATTCTATCTTCTTCGGCTTTAGCGTCAGCAGCGGCTTGAGCTTCCTCAGCAGCTTTAACCTCAGCGGCTGTCTTAGCAGCTTCTTCAGCAGCTTTAGCGTCTGCGGCGTCTTTAGCTTCTTTTGCAGCTCTAGCTTCTTCAGCAACTCTCGCTTCTTCAGCAGCTTTGGCTGTAGCTCTTTCCTCTGCTTCTTTGGCTGCCTTAGCTTCTGCAGCCGCTTTAGCCTCAGCAGCCGCTTTAGCTTCTTCAGCAACTCTAGCAGCCTCTACTCTGGCAGCTTCAGCTCTAGCTTCTGCTTCTCTAGCAGCCTTAGCGTCTGCCTCTGCTTGTAGATCTAACACAGCTTGTCTCTCTGCTTCAGCGTTTGCTGCGGCTTCTTCTTCAGCAGCTTTAGCTATTTCAGCAGCAACTCTAGCAGCTTCTTCAGCTTTCTCTTGAGCAGCCCTAGCTTCCTCTGCAGCTTGAGCTTCAGCAGCAACTCTAGCTTCTTCAGCAACTCTTGCTTCCTCTGCTACTCTAGCTTCTTCTGCAGCTTTAGCTTCTGCAGCAACTCTTGTTTCTTCGGCAAGCCTGGCTTCTTCTACTCTAGCAGCTTCAGCTCTGTCGGCGGCTTCTTGAGCTGCCTTAGCTTCTGCAGCAGCTTTTAGATCCAGGGCTGCTTGTTTCTCTGCTTCAGCGTTAGCTATAGCTTCTTCCTCAGCCTTTTTTGCAGCCTCTTCAGCTAATTTAGCAGCTTCTTCTGCGGCTTCTCTTTCAACTTTAGCGGCTTCTTCAGCTAATCTCGCTACTTCTGCAACCCTAACTTCTTCTGCTATTTCAGCGTCCCTAATAACTCTAGCTTCTTCTGCAGCTCTAGCTTCTGCAGCAACTCTAGCTTCTTCAGCAACTCTTGCTTCCTCTGCTACTCTAGCTTCTTCTGCAGCTTTAGCTTCTGCAGCAACTCTAGCTTCTTCAGCAACTCTAGCTTCTTCAGCAACTCTTGCTTCCTCTGCTACTCTAGCTTCTTGAGCAACCCTAGCAACTTCAGCAGCTTTAGCTTCTCTTTCAACCCTGTCATTGACAACAGTATCAAAAGCACTTATTATAAGGTCAATATTTGAAGCATTAAAGTCTTCGCCTAAAGAGTTTGTTGTATCCTCAAGAAAGTTATAAACAACACCGTCTCCTTGACCTTTAGCGGCATCTTCTAAAGCAGAGACAGCGTCTAAGACATCCTGGCTTACAGAAGTGCTTAAATCAGCGTTTTCTGCAAATTTAGCAAGATCAATTCCCATAAAAGTAGTTGTAACACCACTTGCTGCAATTGAAGAATTATAGGCTGCGTCGTATACAGCAGTGTAATTCGGCGGTATAAATGTGCCAGCCGGCATCCCAGAAGCGTATGCGTTATACTCCGCAATAGCAGAGTCAACAGCGGCGTTACCAGCTACGTTTGCTTTAGAACCTGCTTCTGCTGCATCAAAACCTTTAGCCTGCGCCACCTCTCCCAGACCTGCTATAGCTAAAGTAGCCCAGTCTTCTGCGTGTAGAGTCTCTCCGTTAGCTGCTTTCAAGCCTGTTAAAACAGCAACGCCAGGTAACCCCAACATTGAAGCAGCCATCTTAATAGGAGCGCTATTTAAGAACTTAGTTACACCGCTCGCATCAAAATCAGAGGTAGGTGACTGACTTCCTATTTTATAGTTAAAAGTGTTGTATTGATTTTGGCCTGATGCTTGGTCAGGGAACAAAACAACTTCACTGTAAAAATTAGGGTTGCCTGCAGAGTTAGAAGGAGCTGCGTACAATTTACCTTTGTCTATTATATAAACATCTGTATTATATTTATCGCCTGCCATTAAAGTCTGAGCAGAAGCGTTTAAGTATTCGTCTTTATCTAAAGCGCCTGACTCATACAAGGAGCTTAAAAACTTTATCTGTGATGTTTCGTACAGCTTGCCGTATTCTGCTGCAAAAGCTTCTGGATCTTCTGACGCTAGAGTGCTTAGGTTAGTTGTCTGCCAGTCTGTAATTTCATTGTCTAACTTAGAAGTTAACTCAAACATCTGATCGTCAGTTAAAACTTTATTACCAATGTTTGCAGAAGTAATACCGTATTTTTTAAGAAGATTAGTTTGCGTAGAGAGAACTCTTTCTTCGTCAGTAAACGTGCTGTAAATTGCAGAGTTAGCTTCTCTTTGAGGCGCGTTAGCTAAACGAGACAAAGCAGCCTCAATAGAACCTGTTTCGCTTTCTTTATCGGGATCAGGAGCGTCTAAACCATATACACCGTATTGACTAGAGAAATAACTATCATCTTTGTTAATAGCCGCGCTTTTCCAGTTAACAGGGTTAGCTACGGTGCTTGGAGCTTCTAAAGGAAGAACTGTTACAGGAGGCAGCACAGCCGTCCCAGCAGCTAGTCTACGTAATGCTTCTTCTTCAGCAAGTCGCCTTGCTTCTTGTCTTCCTCTGCCACGACCCATTCTTACTTCCTCATCTGCATTATTTTATTAACTCCGCGTATACCGAAGCTAGATGATATAGCTATAAACAGCAGGTATTGATACCACTCAGGTAATTTTTCTAGTGCTTCAAAAGCTGTAGCTACTCTAGCTATGATTGTAACATCATTAGCAGCAATAGCGTAGCCAATCATGAAGATAGGGATAGCTAAAACAATAGTCCAGAACTCATCCTTCCAGGAGTCCTTAGACGCTTCAGCCATCTTAGCTTCCCAGTTAGCGTCGTTCTCTATGACTGACAACTTACGCTGATGTACGGCTTGCTTTTCTTCAGCTTTGTTGTTTAGGTAGCTCTTAGCTATACCCGCTACTGGTCCAAGGATTGCAGTCAATATGCTCATTTTGTACGCCCTAGTATACTTTGTACAGTATCTGACTCATATATCCTAATACCAAGCCAAAGTATTGTAAGTATGGAAGCTGCTGGCGGTAACCAAGCAGCCATTGAAAGTACAGCGGTAGAAGCTGCGGCTACGTCAAGTACTTCCTTTGTTGTTTCGACCATGACAATCCCTTGCTATTTGTTGAGTAAGTAAATTAAAGCGTAGATAAAAACAGGTATTACTGCAAAGGCTACACCAATAAAGATAAAAAATTGTTTCATTAGCTTTACATTATTGTGTCTTTTAAGCACAGCTAACTTAGCAGCTCTTTCTCTTTGTTGCTTACAGTCAGACTGAAACCTAAGCCAGTCAGGCCACATGTCAGCCCTGCCAGCATATATCATATATTCCTTCAGCCATTCTTCTTGCTCTTTAATCTTCTCAAGAGCCATGAAAGCATCCAAGTCGCTTTTGCCCTTGGACGCTACACGTTTAGCTACGGTGCTTTTGTTTTCAAAATAATCCTTAGTAGCGTCAGTACAATCATACAACTCCTTCCCGTTAGCTAATGCTGTCTTAATAATGGCAAAGGCTGCGTTACAAGCGGCTATTTCTGCTAACATATTACAGCACCTTTTGGTTAACTTTACTTGTCAGCTATACCCGTGGTGGTTACGAACCGCAACACAGTGACGCATGAAGCTATGACACAACCTACCGCCGCCTGACCTGCTGGTGACACAGGTAAGAACCCAACGTAGCCCTGAAGGATGCTCAGGACTGCGAGGGCTATACTGAACTGTACAGTCTTAGACTTTAAGCTCTTTAGAAGCAGCTCCATTACCAAGGTACGCCAGCGGTAGTTGCTGGTGCTTTAGACTCTACGATCTGAGCAGCGATGCTAGACTCAAGAGCTTCAACAGCCTCGTCGCCCATAGATGCTTTGACCCATTCAATAGCCTGAGCTTCAGTAATATCTACATATGCCGTGTAGCCGCTAGCAGTAGAGTCGGGCGTAAAGCCACAAGTGCCATAAGAGCTGCCTGAGTGTTCTCCGTCTACGTCTGCTGCGCGCCAATGTGCTACAACTACACCGTCATCAGATGAGTTGCGTTCTAGTGTTGCGATTGTCCAAGTTACTGCCATGATTATTCTCCTGCTTCTATTGATGCGTTGTATGCAGCAAT